ATCATATTTAGCATAGCCCAAGAGGATAACGCTCCCATAGGTTGTCCTACAGAATAGTAAATATCTCCTTTTTCGAAACCATATTTATTGTTTCCAATAAAATATGGTCTTTGAACAAGAATATATTCCCATAGCTTTCCAAACTTATGATTATCAAAGATAATAGATAAAAAATAAGATTGGACAGCGACAGGTAATCGATCAGTTGCACTTGATAAATCAAATCCAAATGATCCATTATACTTTTTCGCTAATTTCTGAGCTATCTCAAATGCTCTTGATTGATCATGAGTACCATCGTTTGGAAGATTTTTAAAAATTTCAAACAAGTAATCATGTAGTGGTTTCAATAGTGACTGTGTAAACACATCCACCATTGCAAACACCCGCAGTTTTCCAGCTGCTTCCTCTTTAAAAGAGAGTTGACCAAGGTGTCTTCCAGGTTTTAAATCTGAAGGATTACCGGGGTCACTGGATACTACTGCATCATACAGTAACATTAGACGTTTCGAATTAGTTAAAAGGAGATATTCCTTAATATAGGAACCTAGATATACATCTAGATTTACTATATCATGAAATAATCCTTTTCAGCTGACTTTACTGCTAGGAGAAGCTTTTTGAATAGGTAATATTCGACGAGCTTCTAACTTAGTAAGATCAAAATGTGAAGAAAAACTTGTAAGAAGTCTTCTGGCGTTAAGCCATAAGAATTTCTTAAAATCAGTCAACACATCCAGATCACCCGAAAAGGGGTCTGTTATCGTATTTAATTTAGTTTTAATCGGGCCCTGCAAGACTCTATAGAGACTTGATAAGCTTAATCAAAACCGAATTACCGTTAAAGACCCTCTAACAATAGCTGATCTATCTCCTAATTTGATAATTAGGGGAAGACCAGATTTTGTTAATCGAGGTAAAGGAAGGTCAGGTTCAATCTCTCTTAAACTAGAGAAAGGTGAACCTGCTATCTTCTTCTGAATGGCCAATTGTGTAGCCTTTAAGAATTTAATAACATACATATCTCCATGATGTTTTCTTAATTTAATAAGATACATCGCAAAGTTATGTAAAGATCTAATTCGGTTGGTGTCTTTAGTCCTTAAGAAAGATAGGTATACAAAACGCATACCTATCTCCTTTAGAACTAACTTCAAATGATTTTCATTTGAAAGTGAGATCATCGCAGAGGCCTCATATATATCTTTATATAATTTTAGATTCGAAAAAAATAATTTTGTTGTTTTTTTCATATTTAAAAGTATATACCGCAGTATCTTCTCCCTTGGGGATCTAACCCTTGGAGGTATTAATAATATAACTTTAATATTTTCATTGGCTATCCTGACCTGGGAACTCTTTTATACAAATTTCTTTATGTATATAGGTTTTCACCTGAGTCCATAGTGAGACGACGCTTGGTTCCATTAATGTAATTGCTGAAGATCTACCAATAAATGCATAGCTCTACACTTTTAAACAAAAAGGTTTAATCCTTCATTTTAAAACAAGTAGTTACTAGTTTATTGAGTATGGTCTGTTGGCTTTTATTATTAAGTTTTGGGACATATGTGAGCCCTTTGTGATTCCGCGGTTCCTTTGTTAAAAGGGACGGCAGATCAAAAGGTACCACCCGCTTTAGTCTTAACGTTGTTAAGAGCTCTAAAGCTAAATAATTATCTAAATCTATATTAAGAAGACAAGATTAAAAACCTTGACACTCCAATAAA